GGGTGTCAGAACCTTTTGGCCTGTTGACTCGTATGTGCGGTAAAGCACCCTCGCTTCGCCAAGCTCAATCATGTATCTGTCACCAGAATTGGACACTTCTTTTCTGCTGTAAGCCACGGTATTTACCCTTAGTACGGCAATGGGTTAAGTGAAATCAAGCCCCACTTCATCTTTGGGTACTTGCGAACAACCTCGGTCTTTTGCAGACGCTGGAGGGTTGCCCAGACTTGCTTTGTTGTCCAGAAGGTGATCTCTTCGATTTCCTTGCTGGACAGTTCGCCGTGTTCCAACAGGCGTTTAAGTGCGTAGGTGCGGGTCATACTTTCCTCAGTACAGAATTGATTTGTTGACGGATATGGTCTGGCATGGGTGCAGCCTTTTGGCGATCTGCCTCAATTTTTAGCAGAACAGGATCAGGGCCAGAGTGTTGGGCAGGAACTGTTGTTCGAGCAATGTCTGCTGCTTGTTGGGCAAAGGAAGGCTTGGTGGAAACCCATTCAGCCTTAAATCCTGTCCAGCCTCGTGAAACACATTCATCAATTGCCCTGTTTAGCGACCAATTTGCCTTTTCAGCTTCGCGCTTCAGGCCAGCCAATGCGGTAACGGTCATTGGGGCTTTCTTGGCTTTGCGTAGGGCAAGGTAATCAGCCCACACCTGTTCTTCAACATTTGAAGGACAAACAGCGATAGCTGTCTCTTTCTTTGCCTTTGTCTCTGTCTTTGTCTCTGTCTCTCTCTCTGTCTCTGGGATAGCAACTTGATAGCACTCTGCTAGCACTCCACTAGCAACAACAAAAAAACCTTTATCAATCAACGGCTTAACGCCATCTTGATAGTCCTTGGGTGTGATGTGGAGCCGAAACACTAGCTCATCCAGTGAGCCATCAAAAATGCCATCTTTGGACTCAGATGCTAGCAACCATAGCAAAGGTGCAAGCGCCTTGCTAGCAAGTGGCAAGCACATAAAAACACGGTCATTGAGGAGGTCACGATGGAGTTTGATCCACGGTGGGCAACGGTCTTTGTAGTGTTGAAAGACGGCCCAATTCTTTGGCTGTAAAAGCATGATATTTCCATTCACTGTCCTTCACTGAAGAAACGCACGGCAGGTGGGAAGGCTCACTTTTCGACACGCTCATGACTTCGTATCTAGCCGGGTTTCATAAAACTATACCACCAATCAGGCGCGGCTGTAAATGCTGATGGGCTTGTTCTGGTGGTACTTCTGGGTCATCCGTGCCACCTCGCGGTTGTCGAACATGCTTTTCTTAATCAACGTCAGGTCAAAAGCGTTGCCCTTGGACTTAGGCGTACCGTCTTCCCATGTGTCGCTGACTGTGATTTCGCTTTTGATCTCGTCAACTTGCATCAGCTTTTTGTCTGTCAGCTTGTAATAGTGGTTGTATTTGTTTGTCTGACCTTTGCGCTTTTTTTCATGCAGTTCAATCAGTCCCTGATTCAGCAAGGAGTTTTTGACTGCGGCAGGAGATGTTTGGAATTTGACAGACATCCTGTTGGCAATCTTGCGGTGGCTTACTGGTCCTTCGGCAAGGCATTTCAGATAGAACTGTTTTTCTTGTAGCATATTTCAACTTCTTTCTTTGCGAGTAATTCAATGGCTTTGCACAGCACCCCAATTGATGCTGCATCAAAGTCACCGGGGTCAAGGGTGTATTTCCGAATGGATTGCAGTGCGTCTATGCAAAGCTCCCAAGCGGCATCAAGTTCGTGTTGATCTGGTGTTTTCATCCGGCAAAGATTATCATCGTTGACCTGCTTGTATATAGGGGTTTGTCCTAGTTATTTTTTCTTGTTGGCTGGATTACAGTGGAGGCTCAACAAGACAGGAGAGCAACATGAAGCGCAAAATTAAGCAAAACATTTTTGGCAATTGGTGCGGCTACCAGTTTGGCAAGCGCACTCACGAATTTGGCACTGATGAAATTGCTGCTGCTTTTTGGTTCTTGACCGGCGCAGTTGATTTCAATGGCGGCTACGACCAGCAATGGTTTGAGAAATGCAAGCAAACATTGAAAAGCATTTAATTCAACAAGACAGGAGTTCACATGAACATCACACTTCTTCGCCACGCACGGCGACTGTTTCAGACTTATGATGCACCCCCTGCTGTGATTCGCAGCTACCAACGCAAATGGGCGCGATCTGTTCATCGGCTTGGTACAAACTGGCTTCTGGCTCAACCAATTACGAGAGTGCAATGAAAGTCTATCAAGCAATTAATAAAGTCCAAGCTGAACTTGCAAAGCAAGGCATTGGCAAAGATCGTAAAAACCAAGCTCAAGGCTACAAGTTTCGATCCATTGATGACGTTTACAACGTGTTGTCATCAATCCTTGCAGAAAACAATCTTTGTGTTTTGCCTCGCATCATTTCACGCGATCTTAGATTGGCCGAAACCAAAAGTGGCGGCTCAATGCACTACGTCACAGTTGAAGCTGAATTTGACTTTGTTTCAAGTGAAGATGGAACAAAACACACCGTAAAAAGTTATGGTGAAGCAATGGATTCAGGCGACAAAGCGACCAACAAAGCAATGTCAGCGGCTCACAAGTATGCAATGTTGATGGCGTTTTCTATCCCTACAGAAGGCGACAACGATCCTGACCAAGCACCGCAAGATGTTAAAAAACCAACACTGACCAACAGTCGGTTTGATAACGCAGTGAAGAAAATCATTGCAAAGGAATACACGGTTGAGCAACTGCGTGACACCTTTACTTTGACAGCAGAACAAGAAGCTGCTTTGTTACAGGCTTTGGCAAATGCTTAAATTCAGAGCATCATCCCTTGCGGAAATTATGACTGACCCAAAAGGCAAAGACGAAACTTTGTCTGTTGGAGCCAAGACAGCCATCATCAAACAAGCCAAGGAGTTCATCTACGGCTATGACGAAATCATCACCTCAAAGTACATGACCAAGGGTCTTGAGGTGGAAGATCAGTCTATTGAACTGCTCAACTCTGTGCTGTTCACAACCTTTGTCAAAAACACTGAACGCAAGACCAATGATTGGATCACTGGCGAATGCGACATTGTTGGCAACAACAGAATCCACGACATCAAGTCATCTTGGTCGCTGTCTACATTTCCTGTGCTGGCATCGCAAGGTGAAGACAAGACGTATGAATGGCAAGGTCGCGCCTACATGATGCTGTGGGACATGGATGAGTTTGAGATTGACTACTGTTTGGTGTCTACGCCTGAACACTTGATCGGTTACGAGAATCCAGCCATTCATAATGTTGACCACATCACACCCGAGCTTCGGGTCACAAGAGTTCTTTACAAGCGTGACAAGGCGCTTGAAGACAAAATAAAAATGAAGGTAGAGGAGGCAAACAAGTTCTATGAACAAATCATCAAACAAATCTCGAAAGAGCATGAAGGAAATCTATGAATAACCTGACAGTCGCTGGTCAACTTGGTCGTGACGCTGAAGTACGGTTCTTGCCAAATGGCGACCCCGTAGCAAACTTTTCCATTGCCGATAGTCAAGGCAAAGACAAGGACGCTATCTGGTGGAATTGCCAGTTGTTTGGCAAACGTGCTGAATCACTGGCACAGTATCTTGTCAAAGGTCAATCTGTGACCATTACAGGCAGCGTCAGCCAGCGCAAATACACGGACAAAAATGGTGTTGAGAAGATAAGCACTGACGTTCGTGTCAACGATGTTTCTTTGCAAGGAGGTCGCAAGGAAGCAGCGCCACAACAAGCCAAACCACAGTCAAATCCACCGTCAGGGTTTGCTGACATGGATGATGACATTCCTTTTTAACTTGGAGAAAATTTATGCCTAAACATCTCGCACTCTCGACCGATCTGGTCAATGTCGTTCTTCAGTATTTGGGTACACGCCCATTCCAAGAAGTTCATCAAATCATCGCTGGCATTCAAGCTGAAGCTGCTCCGCAAATGCAAGAGCAGCAAGAGCCAATGGAAGTTGGCGGCACTGACTGATTTTTGGCCGAAAGCGGATGCTGTGGTGACGCATGGCTCATAGCCATGAAGGTTGCAGTGCAGCGAGTAGGCCAACTTATTTAAAGAAATGATATGAAAGAAACACAATCGTTCAGCAGCACTGAGTTTGCCGTAATGGAATGGGCAAAAGCCCGTGGCATCTACGAAAACGGCACAGCACTAGGTCAAGCCAGCAAGACAGTAGAAGAAGCCTGTGAGTTGTTGATTGCTGTTGCCAAAGATGACAAGGCAGAGATTGCTGATGCCATTGGTGATGTTATGGTCACACTGGTTAACGTAGGCGTGTTGACAGACTTGGATGTGCGTCAATGCTTCTATAACGCCTACAAAGTCATTGAGCCGCGCAAGGGCTACATGAACAAAGATGGGCAGTTCGTCAAGGAGTCGTAATGATTTTTGACCTTACAACTTCTGCTCTTGACAAGCAGGTATCGGGCACTCACTACAAAGACAAAGGCATCCAGCCTATTGTCTACATCCATGCAAACAATCTAGGGTTCTGTGAGGGCAACGTAGTGAAATACGTTACCCGTCACAAGGAAAAGAATGGCGCTGCTGACATCCGCAAAGCCATTCATTACCTAGAACTGCTGCTGGAGTTGGAATATCAAGACAAGACTTCAAGTGCGTGATTGATGTGCTTGATACGGTCATCTAAACCGATCACGCCGCCATTGATCTTCTTGGTCATGGCGGTGTAATCTTTCGCATCGGCTTCTTTGTTCAAGCCGCGCTTATTCCAAAACCATGCCGCGCTCAGTGCTGCATATTTTGGCGACAAAAGGAGATCAGGCGAATGAATGAAGTCCTCACGCAAAGCATCACCACACAAAGTGTAATTGTCCTTGCCGGTCAACTGGATGAGGCCACGGCCTTTGTACAGACTGCCTTCCTCGGTTTCTTCGGTTCCATTCCCCATTCGACCACCGTATACCTTGTTTGCGATCTTGTCGGGATTGCGGTGATACGGCTGTGCTGCCTCAAGATTCGGGAATCGGCTAGGCCAGACCCGGCACAAGGCTTCCGCTGAGTAATTCAGGTTCTCTTGCAGCGTCTTGAAGTTGCCTGATTCATGGGCGCATTGACCAATGAAAGCAGCCATCCGCAAAGGCGTGTTGATGTCGTAGCGGCTCATTGCCTCGTTCAAAGGCTCAAGCCAATCTTCACTGATTTTCAGTTCTTTGAGTTGTTCAGCAGTAATCACTTTGCATCCTTGTCTTTGTTAGCTTTCATGTCCATGATCTTTTCGAGTGTCCTGCCACCAAAGTAAAAGGACATCACCAGCATCCCCCACTGCCCAAGCAATTCAACGTACGACTTGTTGGTGTCGTAATCAAATGCTGACATCATGGCGAATGTGAAATAGCCTCCCAGAATCAATAGGAGGGTCATAGGGCGGATATTCTTGGATAGCCAAGAGTCAGACCCCATATCTGCTTTTAAGCGGTCTGTGAGGTTGTTTTGCTCGACCTCAAACAACTTGGTGTCATTGGCCATCTTTGCCAACTCACCGTCTTGAGCCATTTTTGCTAGGTCAAGTTGTGCTTTAGCTTTGGCTTCTGGATCAGGAATGAGTTTGTCAATCAGCTTGCCGCCGACATCAAGAAGTGCTGCGAGTGGAAACATCAATTGCCCCTTTTGGTCAACATGGCGCTGGCGATCTCCAGCATGAATTTGATCTGCTCTAGGTTCTCTGGCTCTTGAGGCCAACCCACCGTGACCTGACCAACAAACCGAGGGCTGTCTGGCGGAACGCTTACCCGGCAGGTAAACCCCACCCCTTTTTCGATGTACCACAAGCCCACTTCAGACTGAGCGTAGCGGTACTCCCCGCAGGGAATCTGGTTGGTCATCAACTTGACCACATCGTTGTTGTTGGGTGTGCTGTGAGTAAACAACCCAACGTCAATGTCATCAATGCTCTTGTCCCTGCCATCTTTTGTGTATGCCTTGTAGACCACCCGAGAATTGAACAGCGGGTTGACCTTAAAGATTGCAACAGCAGCAGCGCCCGTTTGTTTGAACAGCATGGCGCTTGCCTCGTCAGCACGGCTGGTGTTGATCTCTGGCAGCTTCTTGCTTTCCTTGTAGGCATCCCTCATGAACTCTTGGTTTTGCCACAGAAAGTAACCAGCAAAAGCAACCACGCCCATCAAGATGACAGCGAAAAGTTTGAAGGGACTGTCTACATACGACAGCACCTTGTCAACGATGGTTTCAGGCTTGTCCGTCATTTTCGTATATACATCATGTAGATGTATGCCCCGTAGATCAGCAACGCAGCAAGGATGACAGTGGCAATGCTTAAGGCGATGTACTCAGCCAGTTGCTCACGCTTGTTCTTCCTGATGATGGCAGCACGTTTGGCAGCTTCCTGTGCCTCGCGTCTGCGTCTAGCCGCTGCTGCTTGGAACTTTACCCAATCGTCCCACATGCCCGGTCTGCCAGCGTAGACCATGCTTTCGCGCAAGTGTTCTTCCTGCTGCTTGAGTTGTTCCAGCGCCATGAATTCTTCCATGTCGCTACGCTCCGCACCACCAGCAACTTTCTTGGTGGCTTTTTCTTGTATCTTGGCCTTGTTGTCAAAGTAATCAAAGACTCGACCACCAAGGGAAGACAACTCTTTGCCATTTGCAAGAGCCGCTTTTATGACATTGAAGGCTGCGTTGGCAGCAGCAAGTTCGGCAAGCATTACAGATTCCTTAACAACTGGATCACGATGTAAGCACACCAAACGGTCAATGCCACTACAAGGACTGCCGCAATAAATGCTTCAGCCCATTCCCTCATGGTTACAGCCCAAACAACTTTTTGACAAACTCGGCAGCAACACCGGGTCCAAGCAGTACGGCTGCGATCACCGCATAAAGCAGATACTCAATCTTGGTCATGCGCTTTTCGCCAACGTCCAAAGAATGATTGATCTTCTCGTACCGTTGGGCGCACACAGCCTCATGGGTTGACAAACGTGCGTCTGTTGCGTCAATCGTAGCCATACTTCACTACCTTAAGGCGTTGCGGGGGTTGTCGTTGTCGTAGTCGTGTTGGTGTTGGTCACCACAGTTGGAACAGCCGTATTGTCAGTAATGTCGCCACCAGCAATGCGACCACTGTTGCCAGAGTTTGTCCCACTGTTTGCTCCAATCGTGTAAGACCCTGCACCGATCACACCATTGCCACCAATCGTTGTGACGTTGGCTGCTGGCGCTTGAATCTTTCCTGCCATACCGACAAAGGCGTTATTGGTGCTGACAGCCACAGCAGTAGCGTTGTCAGACTGACGCATACCCAAGGTGGTCTGCTTGTTGATCGTATAAATCTGACCAACAGTAGGCAGCAACAAACCTGTCCACTGCAAGGCATAGTCAGCCCAAGACTTGGGCTGTGCAATGTGTGAGGACTGAGGTGTGTTGCCAGCGTTCAGGCTGATAACAGCAGCAACCTTGGCCGTGGTGTCACCTTGCTTGGCAATGTCTGCCAGAGCCTGATAACGGGCAGTTTGCGCCGCTGCTTGGGCTTTGTGTGCCGCTGCGTAGGCTTCATATTGTCCAGTAGCGCATCCTGTCAGGGACAGAGCGCACAGTGTTAATGCAATGCGTTTCATGCTTGGCTCCAAGGCAGGGGTGGGGTCACCACGGGCGGTGCGATCTGATCTTTGATTTGCTGGTCTATGTTGGCTTCAGTGGCAGCTTTGTCCACGCCCGAGGCCCAGCACCAGCCAAGTACCTGCTCTTGCGTCAAGTCGGCATAGGGGGTAAATGGCTCGCCGGGTTGGGAGAATCCGCAAGTGCCGTACACAGTGCCGTAGGTGTCTGCAAACATGCCGTTGCAGCGCCAGTGGGCTGTGATAACGACATCGGTCAAGCTGCCCTCAGTGGGCTTGCAGTCCATAGCTTCGATGATCCAAGTGATAGTAGTCATGGTGGTTCCTTTTAGATGCCCGCTGCTGCAAGGCGTTGACGGAGGGATTTAACTTCAGCGATTAAGTTGGCAATAATTTCAGCACTGGAGTAATCCATGCCTTGCATTTCCTCACCGTCCTTTGTGCCTGTTGCCACAATGGTGCGTGAAGCCTCTTGCGCTTCATGGGCAAGTAAACCTACAAAGATAGAGCCATCAGCTTTCCAAGTACCTTCTACTGGATTCAAACTATCAATGTATGCACCTGATGTGGTAATTGAACCTGTGATGTTTTTTAGACGGTAATCAGAGGATGTGTTAAAAGCGGTTGATGTGCCGCTCGTAGTAATTGATCCAACTTGCCCATTAGGGTTGTAAAACCCAAAGTGTGTTTGTACATCGGTTCCATCTCTTTGGCTACCTATAGTACGTTGAGCAACAGCAGAAACCATAATTTTGCTAGATGCAGTGTTACTCGTAGTCCCCACCAGCAAGTTGCCACTCGCATCCAGCGTCATCGCCTGAGTAAAGCTAATAGCGTTACCTGCTGTGCCGGAGGGGGCGGTGAGCCAGTAATGCACCCCGCCAATTTGTTGATATGCAGACGCTCCAGCACCGCTGGCAAAATACTTGTTGCCATTGGAGTTGTAATAAACATTTGACCCAAGTGTGATGGCATTGCTGTACGCATACAGCGACCCGTAGCCTGCGCCAAGCTGGAATGCACCGCTGTTAAGCAGCGACCCACTCCAAGCACTCGGAGTCACTCCCAAGCCGAGGTTGCCGGAGGAGTCGAGGGTTGTTCTTAGCGTCGAGTTGGTGTAAGCCTCAATACCTCCTGATGTACTGAAGTACAGCATTGCACTGTACGGGTCAGTCCTTGTGATGCCAACGCCGCCGTTATCTGAATACCCAAACAATGAACCGCCAGCGGTAGCACCAGTAAACTTAAACAGCTTGGCTCCAGAGTTATTTCCAATATTTACATCCAACTTATAAGCCGGCGAACTCGTCCCAATACCCAGACCTGTGGAGGTCAGGCGCATTTGTTCGGAGGCGCTGATGCTGAAAATGCTTGCAGACGTATCCAAGGTCATCGGCAAATATGCAGAAGTAACTCGGTTGTATGCCGTGATGTTTGGGGTTGCACTTCCACGGAATTCCAATCCAACACCGCTTGCATTTACTTTGGTTGCAGTTCCACTAACTTGAACAATATCGCTAAGAAAAGAACCAGTTCCTGATGCGGCAGTAAAGTAGCTCCCATCAAACGTCAGCGCACTCCCGCTGGTCAGGACTTTGGAGCCGTTGAGGTAGGTCACGCCGTTGGCTGTGCCGCCACCAAGAGTCAAGTTTGTGCCGTCAAATGTCAGGTTGGCAGAACCAGCAAAGACACCTGCGTTGTTGTACTGGACCTGTGTGTTCGTACCGCCAATAGCAGGAGTTGCACCAGTAGGACCTGTGGGGCCTGTGTTACCAATAGAGCCTGTGGGGCCTGTTGGACCAGCAACACCTTGGATACCTTGGATACCCTGAATGCCTGTAGGACCTGTTATACCTGCTGTGCCAGTTGGACCTGTTGGGCCAAGCTGGGTGTACATCACTTGCGTTGCAGTGAAGATTATGGATGGCGTTCTTGGATATCCACCACTTGCCGCAAGAGTTTCCAGCTTAACGCTTGTTGTTGCTGTTTGCCAGAAGACTTGGATGTAATCGCTGGCAGCTAATTCCAGTACAAAATTAACTGTCAAAATTTCAGAAGAAAACGAGCTTCCCTGCTTATCAGGAACATCGTAATGTGAATTGGTGTCAGGTAAATTTGTGCCGTTTTTCTTTAACCAAACTTGTGTAGAGCCATTGGCTGTACTGGTGTTGGTGAATTGAATTGAAAAAGTAAGACTGTAAACACCAGCGTTACTAAAAGTAACTTGACTGCCTGAAGCAATGGAAACCCCATTACTAGCAGGATCTGTTGTGTTGATTGTGATGACCTGAGGCGTATTGATTGCACCAGCAGTTTGGTTTGTTGTGTCCCAAAAAGAACCCCAATAACCCAAAGCACCACCAGCACCAGTTGCACCTGTAGAGCCTGTCGGACCTGTTGGGCCAATAGAGCCTGTAGGACCAGTAATACCCTGGGAACCCGTAGGACCTGTTGGACCTGTCAAGCCAGTATCACCAGTTGGCCCTGTAGGACCAGTAGCGCCAGTTGATCCTGTTGGACCAACAACACCTTGAGCGCCTGTAGGTCCTGTAGCTCCAGTTAAACCAGTGCTGCCTGTAGGACCTGTAGGACCTTGAATGCCTTGCGAGCCTGTGGGTCCAGTAGGACCAGTTGAGCCGATTGCACCAGTAGGGCCAGTTGCACCAACAGCACCAGTAGGGCCTGTTGCCCCGGTGGCTCCTGTTGGGCCAGTGGGACCTGTAGGGCCTGTTACACCAAATCTAACTGTAGTGCCGTAAAGACCAGTTGTTTCTGCACCAGGGTTAGCAGGTACAACACCTGCTGTGCTAGAGCCGTAAAGACCGCTTGTAGCCATGTTTTACCTCACTTAAATGAATATCGGTAGGTTCTTGGCTGAAATTCAGAAGTGAGGTGTTGATCACCACCACGCCATTTTCCTTTGTAATTCTGGTCTTCAATCAGACCATAAGCATCATCAAATCGTCCAATCCATTTTTGAGCTTCTTCAATGTTTTTGTTCTTATCGTAGTAAGCCCACAAAGTCCCGTACAGATAACCCTCAGGAAATGAAGCCAAGATGCCGTTGTTTTGAACAATAGGATAAACAACATCTGCTGTTGGGCTAAACAGGAATGGGAATGTCTTTTGGTAGTACGCCTTGATGATGACGTTTTCACCGGGGTTTGGGGTAAACACATAGTTAGGACCGACTTCAGAAAAAGAAGCCCGAATAACCCGTGGAACACCAAAAGGACGGATGTACAACTGGTCAATCATCCGTCTGCGAATGATCTCTCGGTCACCAACCCTGTCATACACAATCCAAGGACCCAAGTTATTGCCACCTGGGGGTTGCTGTGTAGGTTGACTCTCTTGGAAGAACAGAATTGGGAAACACATGTCAGCAGGGATTGGAGCCATGCCTTGTGCGTTTGTTACCAGAACGGTAGGAGTTGCATCGTAAGGGTTTGAACGCAGAGCAGGAAGCTCAATTGTTCGCATCTTCAATTCAGCCATCTGAATGCAGGATTGGATCTCCAAAGAAGAGGTTGTTGGCAGCTTCAGAATGGTTGTTGGCAAAGTTAAACCTGTCCATGTGCCATCTGGGTCATCAACCGTAATGGTGGTAGACGATACTGCCATGACACAAGCAAAAGGACCCATGATGTTGGGTCCAATAAAGTCACCGATCAGAACAAGAGCAGTTGGGTTTGCAGAGCAGGTAATTACTTTGGTGGTGGAGTTGTATGCTGTTGCGTTGATGCCGATTGTGCTGGGAATGGCCCCCACCCATTGGGCTACACGGCTAACAAGAGCGTTAGCGGATTGAATGTAAAGGGCCATGTCGCATCCTTATTTGGTCGGTACAGCAGGATTATACGGAATAGGGATTTTGCCGCTAGGGTGACAAACGAAATCGCTGTAGTACTCATTCACAATGGCGTAAAACAAAATTTTGTCTTTTTTGTCTTGCTTGATCAATTCCCAAGGACGGTTGTTAAACCACTTAGAACTGATCTCATGAGCAAAGCATTTTGGCAGTTGCATCATGTGAGCAGTGCCAGCAAAAAATGGATTATCAGTGCCGTGAACCTTGTAAAACTCACGCTGCTGCTTGCAAAACTCTTTGACGTTCTCTACGTTTTTTTGTTCGTATTGAACATACCTGTTGCCGTCAATAGCACCGACTTTATAGTCAATGTTATCTGTTTTAAATGTTTGTGACCAAGTGCCAGACTTGACCTCATTAAACAGTTTGTCGTTATGACGAAATACGCTATCAATACCAGCTTCCAGAATTCCTTCTGAGTAGTATTTCTCGTTTACCTTGATGTCTTCGTCTTCAGTCATTGCTTTCTCCATGCTTTACCAAAGGAGCCCCTTTCGGAGCCCCTTCCGAAAAGCTTTGAAGCTTAAGTCAAGTAACGCTGGCACTGACCTGCTGGTCGAGGAGCAGTTACAGCAGCGCCAGTTGGGCTGATGTTAGCCAACACAGCAACACCTGCTGGGTTACGCACAATCAGCGTACCTTCCATGATGTACTGGTCCAAGGAAGCGTCAGCAGAACTGAACACTTCATTGTTTGGACCCAGTTCACGCAAGCTACCCCACTGGATAACGTCAGGGTTCAGGAACAGGGCAGAAGTGTTATCTGCGCCTGTTTGGTCCATAACCCAAGAGTCATCGATCTGGTAGGTGTAGTTGAAGTCACCTTCGTAAGTACCAATCGTGTCGCCCTTGTCAGCAGGGTTAAAACGGTTGATCGAACGGCTGGTAGGCATCATGTCCGAGATGTGTGTACGCATGGAGGTGGGGACAACCATGTTCGTAATCTTGGCGTTGAAGCGCTGTTCAGCAGTGGTAACCAATTGCTTGTACAGGTAAGGGCTGAACTGTTGCAGAGTCACACCAGACGAGAAGGTGAAGTAACCCAAGCCAGCATTGGACAACAAGCCGTTAAAAGGCTGGTTGGTTGCAGTAGCAGAAGTCACATCGTTACCATCGCTGGTAGCCAAGTTCAACACAGCAGTGCCGTCTGTTTCGTTGCCAGAACGTGTACCAGCGAACGAGTACAGCGAACCAAAGCGACGACCAGAGTTGACAGTGGTTGAGCCAGAAGGCTGAGTACCAGCTTGACCGCTGTACTTGATAGAAGCGCCATCGGCACGAACCATCTGAAGTTCAACGTCAAACATAATCTCAGTCAATTGCTTGACTTCTTGATAGGCTTGTGGATCACCACCAGCTTGTTCAACAGCACGAGCAGTACCTGTAGCACCGATCACAGTGGTGAAAATCTGTGTGTAGTTACCGCAGTTGGCACGGGTGTTGTCAGCCGCTTGCGAGGACTGAACAGCAGCGCCTTCCAGCTTGGCGTTCAAGGCTGGGGTACGGTAGTAATCAACAGGCCAGATGTGCAGAGTCGAGTTGACTTTGCGCTTCTTGGACATAGCCATGTTGGTCAGGGGGGTACGGTCTTTAACATAGTTAGAGACAGTCATGTCGAGGTCTTTGACCACGATGTCGGTGGTATACGAGCCGTTGCCGTTACCAAGGTTGGCAGAGGTGATGGTAGACATTTAAAACTCCTGTTTAACGCTTGCGTTTGTTTGCTGCAAGCATTGTTGCTAAAAGGTCACGAGCTGCATTCTTATCGCCTGACTTAGCCTGTTTCTGAAGTTTTTCCATCTCATTATCGGGAGCTGTCTTAGCTTTTGCTACTGGACGACTAGCCGCAGCCAGAGATCCACCAGCATTCTTTACCTTAGGGCCTTCTCGGAATTTCATACCATCCCGCAATAGACCCAGCAGGTATTCGTCACTAGAAACCAAATCAATGTTTGGCACACCAGGAACAAAAGAACCGCTAGAACCTTTCCAATCCTTACTGAGTTTCTCTCGAATCTCACCAAAGATTGCCTTGTTGCTCAATTCTTTATCAGTAAAGGACTGCCTAGCTTTTTCCAAGGTTTCTTGGACCATTGCAGATCGATGCTGATAAAACTGTTCAACTTTAGGCCGATTCGCCTTAATGAACTCCGACTTATCCTGGATCAACTGGGCATTCTGTCGCATTGCTGCTTCAGCTTGGCTCCTTTGACTAGGATCGTTCGTGCTTTGATAGATCTGCTGCCATTGCTGGTTATATTCTTGGATCGTAATCAGTTCATCAGCAGCACTTTGCAACTGAGGAACAATTGTCAACTCCAAGCCTATCTGCAAACCATCAAGTTCACTCTTGCGCTTCGATTCATATTCTTCAAAATCGGCTCGTTCAGCTTTAAGCTTGCGAGCATTTTCATGGATAGCACTGCCTTGACCCAAAATAGCAGCAGCCT